AGGTGGCGGTGACATTTCCCTTGAGGGAGTGCCCCAGGAGTAGCTTCACCTTGATCTCGTCCACTCCGGCACGGCTTAGAAGGGTGGCGAAGGTATGGCGGCACCAGTGCGGGGTGGCCTCTGGTATGCCGAGCTGCTCTACCACTGGGGTAAACACCGAGATGCGGTAACGGTCGGAGGACATGCCTTTTTCCGCTGACAGCCATTGTTGCACGTAGGCGGAGATCTTGGGGTGGATCGGGATAATCCGGTCACGGCCTGCCGCGCTTTTCACACCGCACTGGAGGTAGCCACCATCCTCGGAGCGGTAAGCGAAGGGGGTAAGGGACAAGAACTCGCTGATGCGCAAGCCGGTATAGCACAGAACCATGGCCTCTGATGCGCCGGGAAACCCGGCCCTCGCCAGCTCCTCCAATTTGGCAAGCTGGAGATCATTGAGCGCCCCCTTTTTGACCTTGATGTCGACGGTGGGGATATCCAAATAACGAGAGTAATCTTTCCCGATAATATCACGTTTCATGGCGTAGGCGTGCAATGCGCGGATCAAAATTGCATCGTTGTTGATGCTGGACTGGGAGCGGCCCTCGTCCTCACCCTCGTCCAGGATGGCCTGCCACTCGTCCAGGGTAACGCTGCGCATTTTACGGGCGGCGTAGCGAGAGACACGCTGGTTCCAGGATGCCTTGTGGGAGGCAACAGAGGATTTCCCGCTCCTGGGGTACTCCCGCTCCGACCAAGCGGTATAGACCTGTTCCACGGTCCAGGAGAGCATATCCGCACTGGGGGTCTGCCCGGCGGCAGCCTTGCGGTTATACTCCTCCAGCGCCTCCTGGGCTTCCTGGAGCTTGGCGTGGTAGCTCAGCGCCACCTGGCGCACGTAGCCGTCTTTATCCCTGGCGGAGATCTTCACGATATAGGGCCGCCGGCGGTTGCCTGAGAGCTTTACAATGGAGCCGGTGCCGTTTGCACGTCGCATGAGTAGGCCCCCTTATTTTTTGGCATGGCTGACAATCATCTCGGGCGGATTTAGGCCCCAGGAGACTTGCAGGGCGCTGTCCTGCCCCAAAATGAGCTCCCGGCTGTAGACACCGCACTCCACCCGAACGAGGCAAGAAGGGGCCTCCAGAGACGCAGAGACGCTACCGCCGGGGCCGATACTGCCCAGGAGCTGCCCGTCCACATAGACGGAGACGCCGGTGCTGGCGAGTTCATTGTTGACCTGCATTACGGTGACTTTCATGGCATTCACTCCTTGTATGATACAAATGTTCGATTTCTGGCGTTTTAAGAGGCCGGGGCCGTGGCCCCGGCTTGCAAACTATACTCAGGCAGGGTTAATGTTTAGGACAATTTTCCCTGACATTCGGCTGAAACCGATCGTTATCAGCGTGTCCTGAGAGAGGGTGAAATCTGCTTTGGTTGTCCGCATGGACGCCGAGCATTCGATGTGATGCGTACCCTCGTCCAATTCAATTTCCTGCGACCCGCCATTTTCGATCGACAGTCGTATGTTATTGTCGATGGTCACCTTGATTGCAGGATTGATAAGATATATTTGACTGGCCCGGTCAATGATGAGCTTGTGCTTTGGCGATGCACCGGCCTCAGAAACAGGTTCTCCGCCGACCTTTGTGCCGCAGTGGGAGCAAAAAATGCTTTCATCGGGGATCTGCGCTCCGCATTTGTAACAGTACAAGTATATCACTCCAATCAGATGTGTCCAACTTGGACACTTTTCTCGCTTGCAATTATAGAACACATGTTCTATAATTGCAACTACAATCGTTGATATTAGGAGGGGCGGATATGACTGCTTGGGAAGTGCTGTGGCGCTGTGGGATCTCTGAGCTGCCGGTTGACTTGGGACAGGTGTGCCGCAGGCTTGGCCTGGGGCTGTACTCCTACACACAGGGGTATGAGCTCCTGCGCCGGTACAACCTGGCCCAGCATGTCCACGGGGCGGACGGCTTCCTGTTCCGAGAGGAGGACGGGCCGCTGGCGGCCATCTTCTACAGGCCCGAGCAGAGCCAGGGCCGCCGGTGCTTCACCATCGCGCACGAGATCGGCCACTTCGCGCTGGGGCACTGCCCCGCCGGGGGCAACACAGTGCGCCGCTCGGAGGCGGACAAGGACAGCCCCCAAGAGCGCGCGGCCGACCGATTCGCCTCCCAGCTCCTGGCCCCCTCCTGCGTCCTGCGGGGCCTGGGCCTGCGCACCCCCTTTGCCATCGGGCAGAGATGCCGCCTGAGTCTCCGCGCCGCCGAGGTGTGCGCCTCCCGCATGGAGCGGCTGCTGGAGCTGGACGCCCAGTACATGGCGGAGCGCGGCCGCTCCTACTTCTTCCGCTCCCCCTGGGAGTGGAGGATCTATCAGCAGTTTGAGCCCTTTATCCGTTCTACAGCTCCTCGTCATCCAGGTATGGCATGACATCAATGACCTTGCGCAGCGCCTCCATCTGCTCCTTGGTGTACGTCCGCTTGACGGCCTTTCCGTCGCGGCCCAGGATAATCGCATTTACCAGCTCGTCCTCGCTCTTCGGAGCGGGGGCGGGCCTTTCTTTTTTGCCCGGGGGTGGCGAAGGTGCATCAGAATGGGCATATGTTCCGTCGAATTTGACGAATCTGGACTCGTGAGCGATTTCTAAAAGTCGGTCAAGAGCTTCATCGGATCTCTTGGGAGTTGGATCTCCTACTCCATCGACAAGCCAGTTCAAGTCGCAGTGAAGTATAGAAGCGATTAGAGGGAGTTTCTGAGTAAACGAACGAGATTTTCCTTTTTTCCAGTCGGTGATTGTTTGAGGGGAAACTCCGAGATTTTCTGAAAACTCTTTTTGCGAAATACATTCTGATTCCAACAAGGAAAAGAGACGATCTCGCATATCATCAAGTATTTTGTTGGAATCGTCCAATTTTAGCACCACCCAACATATAAAAATAAAAATTAGTAATAACGCCAATAAATCAGAAATTCTCTTACAATGTATTGACAATCAGAGAATATCTGATTATGCTTTAACCACAGGTAAACCAGAGGGCGCGGCAACGCCCACAGACAAAGATTAGGGAATGATAAAGATGTTTTTGCGTCCAGAGCCTGATGTGCCTATTCGAGTCCTTGATATAGGATTTCCTGCTAGGAACCCCGATGCCGCCCTTGTTGAGAGGCAGAATAAGCGACATCCCGGTGGAGACGGGCAGAAAAGTCGGCGAGATATCCGGTCAATTCATGTATGTCTGGGGTGCCAGACTGCCGATAGGAAAGAGCCATCTTTGTCAGTAGCTGTAAGTGGTGTGATATTTCTGCGGACGCATAAAGCGCAGCGGTATGGGTGGCAACGACCAAAGAAGTGCCTCCAGTTGGAGGATCGTTGTAGACATAACGTACTAAGGCATCAAAGTACTGCTCATAAGCATCGGACATCTTCTGAAAATAGGCCGCTTTTAACTGAGAGGCCCGCTCATGGTAAGCGGTGAACACGACACCGAGAACAGAAATAATAGCTACTACATAGGGGGCAAGTTCCTCTGCCAAAGTTAAAAGGGTAGTAGGCACGTCAATCACATCCGCTTACATTACACTTCTAGTCAAATTTATCATACCACATCGAACAGTCTCGGACAACACCAAATTTGGAGGGGGTAAAGAGGTGAGGATCTGCGAGTTGATGGAGCAGAGGGGCATCCAGCGCATCCAGTTGGCCGACGCCATGGGAGTATCGCCTTCCTGCATCACCAAATGGGTGCAGGGGACGGCGCTGCCAAGCGCCGACAAGCTGCCACGGCTGGCCGCCGTCCTGCAATGCAGCATCGACGCCCTCTACGGCTCCGAGCCGCCTGGGGGCGGAACCGGGGCCGCAAGCTGAGAAAGGAGTTACTTATGTTTTGCACACCGGAGCAGCGGCAGATTGGCCGCTGGATTGAGAACCATTATGACATTGACAAGGTGCAGTGCGCCGAGATAGTCACCAAGAACGCGGTGCGCCTGACCCTCCGGGGCCACGAGCCCACCATCCTGATCCTCCGCCAGAATGGGCGGATGGACCAGATTCCCGAGGCGGCGCTTTTCGAGGCGGCCGTCTGACCTCATGCCAATATTGTACCCCCAGGGAGGAGTGATTACCATGCCGGAGGAATACCGGAATATCTACAAAATCTGTCGAAAGTCTGCCGGTTTTACCCAGGAAGCGGCAGCGGAGCGGCTGGGTATCAGCGTGGAGAGCCTGCGGGCCTATGAGACCGGCCAGAGGGTACCGCCTGACGAGGTGGTGGAACTGATGTCCATACTGTACAATGCCCTGCATCTGATTGTCCAGCATGTGCGCGAACGGAACGCCATGTACAGCCGGGTAGTACCGGAGGTGCCTCAGTGCTCTGTGCTGGAGGCGTCGGCCAAACTGACCAACCGGATCTATGCTTTCGCTGATAGACACGCCGACCGGCGGCTTATGCAGATGGCAGAAGACAATGTGATTGACGCGGCGGAGCGCCCCGAGTTTGATGCCATCATGGAGGATTTACAGGGCATCGTGGAGGCCGCCATGGCCGTGCGCTACGCCAAACAGGGACATCTTGAGGAGGGTGTAAAGTGAAAAAGACAGCCAAACGGCCGCTCACGGACGAGGAGATCATGGCGTATGACAACGTGCCGATTGATGTGGCGGCCCGATACATAGGCTGGTCGTCCCCCACCATCTACCGAGCCCTGCGGGAAGAGCGGGCCCCCTTCGGCTTTGCCGTTTGCAGCGAAGAGACAGGGACGTGGACGTACAACATCAGTCCCGGCCTACTGGTGAAGTACAAGAGGGGAGACCTGCCTACCTACCGCCTCCGGGAGCTGGAGGAGGTCATGGTGCGCCACGTCCAGGAGGCGCTGGATCTGCGGCTGGCCGGAGTGTCGGCGCTCATGGGAAAGGTGCTGAGCGCATGAGCATGATACGGCTGGAGCTCAGCAATCGGGACTATAACACCATCGCGGAGGCCCTGCTGGAAAGCGCCCTGGACTGGGAGCACGCCGCGGACGAGCTGGGGCGTCTGCACCAGTTTTGCGCCCGGACAGGGGACCCGGCCTACGGGGCCAAGCTGGCCCGGTTGGACCGGGAACAGTACCGCCATAGGCGTCTCGCCCGGCGCAGGCGGGCCGTACTGGAGCGCCTGCAAAAACAGAAGGAGGCAGAATCATGCTGATGGAGCTGGATTATGAGACCGTGTCGGCGCTAGAGTCGGCGCTGATCGTGGCAGAGGACAGCAAGATGCGAGATGCCAAGGACTGGGCCAATATCGCCGAGTCCTTGGGGGCATCGGAACAGCGCCGGGCGGCGGATAATCTGGCGGCGTTTTGCGGGGGACAGGCTGACCGCTACCGTAAGGCCATGGATGCCCTACAGAGGGCAAAAAAAGGCCCCAGTCGCTCGGACACAGCGACCAGGGCCTAACATGAAGACACCTGTATTATAGCACACAATTTTGAGTTGCACAAGGGGGGTGGTGCGCCAAATGAGCCAAGGAAACGAACAGCCGGGGTTTTGGGCTCTGATCCCCGCCTCAGTGCGGTACGACAAGGAGCTGCCGCCAAACGCCAAGCTGCTGTATGGCGAGGTGACTGCCCTGTCGGACAAGCTGGGATACTGCTACGCACAGAACAGCTACTTTTCCGACCTCTTCGGCCTGTCTGAGCGCAGCGTGACCCGCCTGCTGTCCACGCTGGTGGACCGCGGCTATCTGCGGGTTGACGTGGTACGGGACACGGCCACGCAGGAGGTCCTGGAGCGGCGGATTTATGCCATCTACAACACTGAGGGGGCGGGGGCACCCCCTCCCGACAAAAATGTCGGGACCCCTCCTGACAAAATTGTCACCACCCCTCCTGACAAAAATGTCGGAGAGATCAATACAAGATCTGATCATATACCCCCTATAGTCCCCCAAGGGGGACCGCCCAAAAAGAAAAAGGCAAAGAGCGTCCCTGCCTGGAAGCCGGAGCGGTTTGAAAAGTTCTGGGCGTACTACCCCCGGCATGAAGACCGGGTGAGTGCCGTCCGAGAATGGGACAGGCTCAAGCCAGGGGACGAGCTGATCGACGCCATTGCACGGGCGCTGCTGTGGCAGACCAAGGAACCGGATTGGCCGGTACCCTACGCCTGCCGTTACCTGCGCAACCAGCGGTGGACGGACGAGCCACCCAGACCCAGGGCGCAGGGCCGGCCGGCAGCCCAGCAGATGACGGGCTGGCACATGGCGATCGTTGACGGAGAGGAGGTGCTGGTGCCAGATGAATCCGGCTGATCTGACCTGGGATCCGGCGGCGGAGCAGAGTGTGCTGGGCTCCATCCTGCTGTCCCCCGCCTGCCTGCCCACAGTAGAGCGGTCACTGCGGCCCGCCGACTTCCGCTTGGCCTCTGACCGGGCCGTCTATGAAGCCGTGCTGTCCCTGGAGCGGGCGGGCGGCTCTGTCGACCCAGTAACTGTCCTTGATCAGACTGCCAAGATGGGCGCGCCAGTATCCCGGGAGTATCTCTTCGGCTTGATGGAGCTGGCTGCCACGGCGGCCAACGTGGAGGAGCACGTCCGCATCGTCCGGGAAGATGTTCTCCGCTCCGGCCTGATGGAGCTGGCCGAGACCGTACATAGCCGGGTGACCAACCGGACGCCGGTGGCGGAGGCGCTGGCCCAGGCCCGCCAGACGCTGGACAAGCTGGAGCGTCAGGGCAGCGCTGGGAGGCTGGCCACCCCGACGGACATCCTGACCGCCTTCTACCGTCAACGGGAGGCGGTGGAAAGCGGGGACGGCAAGGCATACGTCTGCACCGGCTACATGGCCCTGGACAGCCTGCTGGGCGGCGGGCTGATCAACAGCGGGCTCTATCTGCTGGCCGCGCGCCCAGGTATGGGGAAGACCACCCTGGCGCTGAACATCGCCGACCGCGTGGCCAAGGCCGACCCGGTGCTCTTTATCTCGCTGGAGATGGACAGCGATCAGTTAGCTGCCAAGCGCATCTCCCGACTGACCGGCATCCCGTCCGAGCGGCTGCTTATGCAGCCGTTGACCGATGCAGAGGCCGCCCAAACGGCCCAGGCTGCCAGCCAGCTCTCTACGCTCCCCCTGTATTCAAACGAGGCCCCCACCATGACGGTGGACGATATCGGCACGCTGGCCCGGAGCATCGGCGGCCTGCGGCTGGTGGTGGTGGACTATTTCGGCAAGATCGCGCCGCCGGCAGAGCTCCGGCGGGCAGGCCGGTATGAATACACCACAGAGATCTCGGGTGCCCTGAAGAACCTGGCCCGGGCTCTGAAAATTCCGGTGCTGGTGCTGTGCCAGCTTAACCGGGAGCTGGAAAGCCGTCAGGACAAGCACCCCCAGCTTTCCGACCTGCGGGACACGGGGGCGCTGGAGCAGGACGCCGACGGGGTAATCTTCCTCTACCGGGAAGACTACTACGCCGACCCAGGCACGGTAGACCCCAACGTGCCCTCCATGTTGGAGGTCAACCTGGCCAAGAACCGGCACGGTTCTGTGGGCCGGTGCAATATGGCTTTCTCTATGGCGTCCAGCCGGGTTACTGCGCTCGCCAACCGGCCGACGAAGGCCGAGGAAGGGCCGAAACAAATGACTTTGCGGAAATGGAGGCAGCCCTATGGGAAGCGGACGGCGGCTGGAGCTGATTGAGGCGGAGTGCCGCCGGCATGCCGCCCTGGCACGGGCGGACGCGGCCCGCCGGGCCGAGCATGAGGAGGTGGCGGAGGCCCTGGCGTGGGCGCTTCGCTGTCTCGGGAAGGAGGAGCCCATATGCGTATCGGTGAGGCTTACACCTTTGTCCCCGCCGCCTTCGGCGCGGAAATTGGGGGCAAGGACACAAAAACCATCCCCCGGCGGGTGACCGGGCATATTGAGTACATCAACCGGGCCCACCGCTACTTCACCGTCCGGGTGGACACCGGGCGGGGAATCCTGCGGGAGAGCTTCAAATTTTAAACTGGAAGGACGATAAACGTGAAGACAATCGCCATTGTAAACCTGAAGGGCGGCGTCGGAAAGACCGTCACCGCCGTCAATGTGGCCGCCATCCTGGCCACCGAGTACGGCCAGCGGGTGCTGCTCATTGACGCAGACCCCCAGGCCAACGCCACCCAGTCCCTGCTCCCGCCGGGGGAATATAACACCCTGGCCGGGCTGCTGACCATCCCGGACGCCTACTACGACGACCTGCTGTATCACAGCAGCATCCGGGGCCTGGACATACTGCCGGCCGACGACGAGCTGCGCAACCTGGACGTGGATCTGCTCCAGGGGGAGCGGCCCAACCTGCGGGCCATCCGTGACCTGCGGGACGCGGTGGCGGAGGATGACGCATACGACTGCATCGTGATTGACTGCCCACCCGCACTGTCCCCGGCCTGCGCGGCGGCCATCGCCGCCTCCACGGACGTGGTCATCCCCATCAAGGTAGACGCTTACTCGGTCCGAGGGATGAATGAGCTGACAGCCCAGATTGACCGTCTGCGGAGCATCTACCCGGACGTGCATGTGGCGGGCTGCCTTCCCACCATGTGGTACCGATCGGACACGGTGGAGCAGGGGGAGCGGCTACTCCAGGAGCAGGCCCCGGTCCATGTCTTTGCCAGCCACATCCGGCGCAGCCCCAAGGTGGACGAGTCCACCTGGACGGGGGAGCCGGTGGTGAGCTGGTCGCCCCGCTCTGCGGCGGCCCAGGATTACCGGGCCTTTGTAGCAGAGTTCCTGGAAGAGGGGGCGGCAAAGTAATGGCAAAGTTTGATATCACGGCGGCCTTTGCCGCTGCCGTGGGGAATGTGTCCGATTCGGACACATCGCGGGAGGCCATCGAGTACATCGGCCTGGACAAATTGGAGGCTGACCCGGGCAATTTTTACAGCCTGACCGGCCTGGAGGACCTGGCGGCCAACATTGAGCTTTGCGGGCTCCAGCAGCCCATCCGGGTAAGGCCGACGGAGGACGGGCGGTACGCCATCGTCTCCGGTCACCGGCGATGGTCGGCACTCAAACTCCTGCGCAGCACAGAGGGGAGCGGGGACCGATGGGCCAGCATCCCCTGCATCGTGGAGCGGGACGAGGCATCACAGGAGCTCCGGGAGCTGCGGCTGATCCTGGCCAACAGCTCCACCCGGGTGCTCTCCCCGGCGGAGGTGTCCAAACAGGCCCAGCGGGTGGAGTTGCTGCTCTACCAGCTCAAGGAGCAGGGCTATGAGTTTCCCGGCCGAATGCGCGACCAGGTGGCGGCGGCCTGCCAGGTGTCCGCCCCCAAGCTGGCCCGGCTCAAGGTCATCCGGGAGAGGCTGATACCCGCGTACCTGGAGGTATTCGACCGGAACAAGCTCCCGGAGCAGACGGCCTACGTCCTGGCACGGATGGAGACTGCTCTCCAGGAGCGGCTGGCGAACATGCTGCCGAACCTGCCCACCGGGAGCCGGGCGGAGGAACTGCTGGAGCTGGCCAAGGCCGGTACAGACTGGCGGCCAGCCTTCTCCTGCCCCGACGGCAGCCCCTGCAAGCGGGGAGACGCGTTCCTACGGCATGATTTGGACTGCTTCTGCGGCGAATTGTGCAAGGGCGAAACCTGCTGCCTCCGGTGTCCCAAGGCCAAGACAGCATATTATGCCTGTGAGCGCATGTGCTCCAAGGCCAAGGCCGCCCGGAAGTTACAACGAGAAGAGGATGAGGCTATAGCGGCCAAGCGCGAGGCGGAGATCCAGGCGAAAATCCGGGAAAATGTGCAGCTCCGGGCCAAGAGGCTTGCCGCAGCAGCCGATGCCGCTGGGTTAGACGATAATTCCCCCATCTACATCTCAGACTATGGCCGGAGCATGACGGCGGGAAAACTGCGGGAATGGGCCGCGGGCCAGTTCGCGGAAGATGATAGGCTGTATCCCAGCACTCTGAGCCCCAAAGACTACAGCGACCCTGCCAGGCTTGCCGAGGAGCTGGGGTGCTCCACGGACTACCTGTTGGGCGTCACGGATCATTTGACGTCGGCGGCCCTGTCCACGGCTACAGATCTGGAGGCGGACGGCCCCTGGCGCTGGTGGCCGGAGCAGCCGCAGGAGAGCGGCCTTTACTGGTGCATCACGGGCCCTATGTCCCACGGTGGTAGTCTCTACTGGTGGAACGCCGAGGAGGAGCAGTGGGAGCACCCGGCCATGGCCTTCCGGATGTCCCCAACCGTGACCCTTTGGATGAAGTGCCCCCAGTTGCCAGATAGTATGAGCTGGGAGAGACAGGAGGTACAAGAGTGATGCTGACCGATTGTGCCGATGCCGAGATTGAGATAATCGGCTCCATCCACGACGGGGAGGGCGGACAGCATGAGACAATGTAACAAATGGTGCATTGCCAATATCGATGGTGAGTGCGTGGTTGAACACTGTAAAGGGGAAATCCACTCTATGGATAGGCATAGTACACTGTCTCATCAACAGGCGGCGGCCGACTACGAAATGATACAAGATGCGTTTCTGTATTATTTTGGGAGAAAAGAGGGCGAACAGCATGAGCGAGTGGATTAGCGTCAAGGACAGGCTGCCGGAACCGGATAAGGATGTCCTATTATGTTCCGGACTTGGTAATTTTAGAATGGCGGTCGGTGGAAAGTATGAACTGGATGGCGGAATAGCCCACCGGGAAAAAAGAAGGGAGAAACTCAACATGAAAAATAAGAACCTGCGGAGATTGCGCTGTCTGGTGAAGGCGCAGACCTTGTGGCACCTGGAGCGGCTGGCCTATCTGGACGGGTGCGGCGACGTGGGCCGCATGGTAGACAAGCTGACCCGGGACAAGGTGCTGGCCCTCCGCCAGTCTGTCGTCGGGCCATGGGCGGCCCACCATGTGGCCCGAGCTAAGAGGGTGGATTGATGGCAAAGCGGCTCAAGACCATCACGGCGGGGCGCCTGGTGGTCGTTGGGTGCTACACCATCCCAACACCCCGCAGCACAGAGCGGGAAAGAAAAGCACTGCGTGAGATCTCCAGCGCAGCCCAGATGACGATTAACGCCAACCGCTCCTGGCAACGGCTGGAGCTGCTGCTGGCCGCCAACTTCGGGCGGAGAGACCTCCACGTGGTGCTCACCTATGACGACGAGCACCTTCCGGCCAACCGGCAGGCGGCGGTGAAGCGGGTGCGCAAGATGCTGCCCCAACTCCGGGCCGTGCGGAAGTCCAGAGGGCAGGAACTCAAGTACATATATGTGACGGAGCAACTCAGCTCCGAGGGCGGGCGGCTCCACCACCACTTGATAATCAACGGAACCGGGGCGGATCTGGATGTGCTCCGCTCCCTTTGGCCTTATGGTGAGGTGGAGCTGGAGCCCCTGGACACATGGCAGGGCTACGAGGCCCTGGCCAAGTACCTGACCAAGGAGCCCAGGGAGCTGGGCAAGCCGGAGGTGGGGGCGCGGAACTGGGCGGCCTCCCTTGGGCTGAAAAAGCCGAAGGTGGAGAGTGAAATCGTCAAGGATAACCTGACGGTGGCCGCGCCGCCCGGAGCAGTCATCCTCAGCGCACCGCCACCCGTGCGAAACGAGTTTGGCGAGTTTGTCGTGCTGAAATACTATTTACCAATAAGGAAGAAGGAGGAGAAGAAAGGAACCAGGCCACCGCGCAGGCGGAAAAGAAAATAGCCCTCGCGTCTTTATTCGGTCTGGAAACCAGTGGTAACAAGTCCGTGAGGAGGTAGAAAATGCATGGAAAAGTTGCAAAACAGAGGCGAGTGTGGTAAACTAATCGTGAAGGACGGATGGCTGAAATGTCCGTCCTGCCGCAAGCGGCTGCTCCGAGTGGAGCGCGACACTGCGGCGCACAATCTCATTGTCTACTGCCGAAACTGCAAGCGCAGTGTAACGGTAGACATCGACAGAGGCCAGTGCTTTGAGAGCCAGAGCCCGACATGATCCCAGCGTGGGATGTGGTCGGGCTCTGGCTTTTTGTTTTGCCCGGAGGTGATAGCCCGTGGCCATGAAGCCGCTCCGACCATGCCGGCACCCAGGATGCCCGGAGCTCACCCGAGAGGGATACTGCCCCAAGCATAAGCCCAAGCGGGCGGGGCGCCGGGTGTCCGCCCAGTGGCACGGCTGGTACAGTCTGCCCGTCTGGACGGACGACCTGCGGCCCAATCAGCTCCTGCGGGAGCCGTGGTGCCGGGAGTGCGCCCGACGGGGCATACACACCAGGGCCACGGTGGTGGACCACATCCAGCCCCACCGGGGCAACTGGACCCGCTTTATCGACCGGGACAATTTGCAGAGCCTGTGTAAGTCCTGCCACGATCGCAAGACTGCCCTAGAAATGGCGGCGGAAAAACGGCAAAACCGGGGGCATTTTTAGTGCTTGGAATCGGCGAGACCGGCGGGATGCTTGGGCGTGCGCAACGGACCTGCCCGCGCACGGCAAGCCGGAGGCTTGCCAGACCCTACCCCCGGCCTGGAAAAGTTTAGGGAAATTGATGCAAGACCGCACGGCCCCCTCGGTAAGAGATTTTCTCCCCACGGGAAATCCTGAAGCCCGGCGCGGCCCCGCAGGTGGCGAAAGCCGGGAGCAGGCGGGGAGAGAGATGGGGGAAAGCTGGGGGCGAGACGGGCGGCAAAACTGAAAACGAGGAGGTGGCCGGAATGGCTATCGAAACACAGAACGGGTACCCGTCCATCCGCATCACGGCGGGGGAGCGGGTACTGAGAAAGGCGGCGGAGCTGGTGCTCTATGAGGGGAACCCGCGCCGTCACGGCGAAAAGCAGATGCAGGCGCTGCGCCGGAGCCTGCGGGAGTTTGGCTTTCTCCGGCCGCTCCTGATCGACCGGGAGAACCGGCTGGTGGCCGGCCAGGCCGTCCTCCAGGCCGCCATGGCCGAGGGGATGGATGTGGTGCCGTGTATCCTGGCCGAAGGACTGACGGCGGAGCAGCGGCGGGCGTATATCCTGGCGGACAACCGCCTGGCCGAGCTGGCCGAGTGGGACCGG